GGCGCAGCACACATTTGTTTCACGTGAAACCGTTCCACGTGAAACATGTCGCGCATCACACTCTTGTGCATTGTGTTTCACGTGAAACTCGTCTGCATCGGCTGATCTGTCGGGCGGCGTGTGAGGTGGTTGAGTGTTTGACTAACACACCGAGGAAGTGAGTAGAGAACCCCCGGAGCAATCTGCTCCGGGGGTTTTCTTATACTTGGATCGGGCCGACGCGCCACAATGATAAGTGTGTGAGAATTATGTCTCCGTTCTGTGGTTGTATAGCGGCTTGGTAGCCGGTGATTTGGCCTGCGCTCATGTATCCGCCGGGGATCTCGAACAGTACTGAGTCGTATACGTTCCGGTCCACCATGACGGTTTTTTGCATTGTGGCGACTGTGGTGAGGCCTGCTCTGAGGAATAGCCGTACCCAGAACTTGCATGTGGGCACACCGTCCGCATAGTACCTGATCCCAACTAAGTACTTGGGGTATATGAGTTCGTTGACTACCTCTGTCTTGATGGTCTGGCCGCTTAGTACTTTCCAGGGTGTGGTGAACTGTTGCTCGTTGAGTAGCAGTCTGTTGCGGTTGTCGCCCCAGTATCCTTTTGAGGATCCTGAGACTAGGAGCATGGTGGCTGACGCTCCGGGGTCGCCTTTGGGTCCGGGGTCGCCTTTGGGTCCGGGGTCGCCTTTGGGTCCGGGGTCGCCTTGGATGCCTTTTTCTCCGCGTTCGCCGCGCTGGCCGGGTGCGCCGGTCTCTCCTTTGTCGCCTTTGCGGCCGGGTGTGCCCTGTTCACCGGGGTCGCCTTTGGGCCCTGGGGGCCCTGGCGGGCCCTGTAGGCCGACTCCGGTGAGCCCGCGGGGGCCCCTACCTCCTCGGGGTCCTTCGGGCCCCTGACGGCCTTCTGGGCCTCTTTCACCGCGGGGTCCGGGCGGCCCTTCGGGTCCGCGTGTGCGGCCGGCTTCGATGGCGGCGTAGACGCGGCTGGTGGTGTCGCGGATGGATGCGACCTGTCGTTCGATCTCGGTGAGGTGGGCGGGTGAGACCGGGTAGGAGGATATGAGGTCGGTGATCCTGTTTTCGCCTTCGTGGATGAGGCAGTGCATGTCGACGATGGGGACGCGCATCATGCCGGCCATGCGGGCGAGGACGATGTGGTAGGTCCACGGCGGTGGTGGGTTGGTGAGGTCGTTGGGGCAGTGGATTGGCACAGAAAAGGTGCCGCGTACTTTTTCGGTGCGCGGTTGGACGATGACGCCGTCGTCTGCGATGACGACGCGCGGGTCGGGGGCGATGGTGAGCGTGCCGACCGCATCCATTCCTGATGAATCGGTGACACGGCCGGTAATGAATGCGGTCGGCATTGTTTTTCCTTTGTATTAGTCGATGTTCTTATCGTCGATTGACTTTAGGGTCTTAATGACCTCAGCATTCTGGTTGCCGAGGAACTTGATCTGCTTGCTGATGTAGTCAACCATCTTCTGCGTCGCGATCGATGCATTTCGTGTGTCAGCGATCAGCAGGTAGAGGTCGCCCGCGAAGTTGCGACCGGCCTGGCCGCGCCGCAGATTGTCGCGAATCTCCCGCAGAAGATCAGTGTTCTCACTCATATCCATATCCTCAATCTCGGGCGTGGACGGCGCCACGCCATTTACATTTCCCGTGTACCTGATTACCCGGTACCACACTCCGCCGCGTGCGGAGTACGGCACCCACCGCACCTCGCCACCAGTGGAGTCGCCCCGGTAGCCGTCGATGGACCCGTCCTCGGCGATTGCCGCCTCACAGATGCCGCCGCGTCCGATCATGCACACGTGCCCGTCGGCGAGCAGGATGTCACCGTCGACGGGCTCGTAGTCCCAGTCCCACGCCCAGTCCTCGAACTGTCCGTCCTGACGGGCCTGGTAGAGCAGGTTGCCGGTCCACATGTCACGCGTGAAAGCATTGATGCCTGCCCACTCGAAGATCGCGCAGATCATCTCCGAGCAATCCACGTTCACGTTGTGCGAGTGGTCATTGGGGCCACTCAGCTCGTAGATGGTGAGCCGGTCGGGCTGAGAGTAGCCGATGCAGTCATTCTGAGTAATCGAGTAGGCGATGTCGCCTAATACGGAATTACTCATGTGAGATCACTCCGGGACGTTGGCGTCGGCCACGGCGAGTACTGCGATGGCAAGGCTCGTCAGCACCGGGATCGCCTCCTGCGCGATGATGCCGTAGAAGGCTGCGACGGCGAGACCGGCGATGGTGATGCGGTACATGTACTTGCGCGCTGCGGGCTTGAAAATATCCTTCATTTCATTTCCTTTCTACATTCTTCTTGACGTCGGATATGTCTGACTCGATCTTTTCCAGTCGTTCCATGACTCCGGGTCTGCGCGGCACTCCGGGTCTGGCCTCGGTGCCGCGCCAGTCCGAGAGCATCTCACTGAGTCGGTGTGTCTGTCGCCCCACCCATGCGATGACGCCGAGCAGTGCGGTGACGACGCCGAGCCATGTGACGACTATTTCGGGATTAATACGTATTATCATAAGAACAGTTCTTGGAACGAGTTTCTTGACGCGGCGGAGTCGAAAAAGCACCTGCCTCTCCGGTACTGGGCACGAAGCCATCGTACCATGTAATCGCCTGTGACGAGACCTATTTCACCCTCTCTAACGTCGTCGGTGAGGGTATAGAAAACTTCATTCGACTTGGGTCTGCGACGCTGAATAAATACGGCGTGAATGGCCTCCCACACGGTAAATGACCCCGCCTCGCAACGAATCGTGTACTTATACCTCGCGTCGCCGCTCTTGCGGCAGACGAGGCGATCGTCATTATCACGGAACTCATTGTCGACGGCATACTCCGCGTACCGCGAGTCGTTTTTCAGAATAAATTTCCCGAATCTCGTGTTCGCAATCTCCTTGGCGAATTTCTTGGAGTCCACGAAGTGCGCGCAGATGAAACCGTCGCCGAACCGCTGGATCTCGCTGCTCCCCGGCATGATCCGCCACTGCGCGAAATACGGGTTCATAATCGACACGCTGTTACTCATCATAATGACACGTGTCTTGTCCTGATAGCGGTCCACGGTGGAGTAGAAGTCAAGGAACTTCGTCACCTCCTCCGGCAGGTACCGTGACATTCCTGTTTCGATAATGAATTCGTCGAAAAGGATCGTTGTCACGTCCGGGAAAGGCACGGACTTGACGTTCCCGGCGGTGCTGAGCGCTAGGAAGTATCCGATATCCCGCCACTTCTTGTCGCCTATCACGCGCGTAACCGCCTTGCGACCCTGAATAGCGAACTCATGTCCCGGGAACTCGTGCTGAACGTCGTCGAAAAATGTTGAGATCTGCTTCAGCTCAGTATTGTACCGGCGAAGGTAGATGAATTGCTCGCGCTTTGTCAGCGCATTCTTGATGGCGAACCTCTTGGCGCCGTAGGTTTTACCGAGGCCGCGCGCGCCCATGACCATGTTGATCGCGGCGCCGTAGGAGAGTACGCGGTTGTACGAGTAGTAAGAGAATGTTTTGCGCTCGCGGCTCATCAGATGTACCTCCTCAGCTGCCAGTCGCACCCTGCAAACATCGACAGTGACCCGTAATTCGGCTCCGCGTGCCCGTCAGGGCCGCGCGCGCCAATGGACTCCCATCCGCCGTCGCCGCCGGTGCAGTACTCGATGTGGCCGCCGCCCGAGTACCATAGGCAGACGACCAGGTCCCCCTCTTTCACCTGGTCCGCGGCGTTGAATGAGCCGCTGCTCTCGGCGACGACCCAGCCCGAGCTCTGGTTGCCGAAGATCTCGCTCGTCCCGCCTGGTCCGATATCGATGTCGCAGCATGTTTTGTAGAGCCACCAGCAGAACCCGCTGCAGTCGGTCACACCGGTCTCGTCCGGGTGCAGGCGCGCCTCATACCATTGGTGGTAAGTGAATTTCCCGAGTGAGTCGATGGCTTTTGCGGTCATGGCTTTAATGCCCTCAGCAGTAGCACCGCCACCACCACCACCGCCGCCGCCACCGCCGCCACCGCCCGGCTTCTTCTGCGGTGTCTTCTGCGACTCTGTCGACGCACGATAATAGCCGTCACCGCTAATATAGGCGCGCCCCACAGATCCGTCGGCCATGTATATTGAGAGCGACCCGTCGCCGGACTGCTTAATGTATTTGATGCTTTTGGAGGCCTGCCCGTCCTTCAAGCCGCGGTGCTTGTTGAAGGTGTTCTGGTTGCCGCCACCGTTCTCCCCCGGAGACAGTTCGACGCCATTTGTCTTAAGGTTGGAGATCATGTCATAGGCAGTATCGTACCGGCCACCAACCGCGTACCATTCCCCCTCATATTTAATAGCGTCGGACATCGAGTCAAGGGTAGCCGGATGACCCGCCCCGGCTACTAGGCGCCCCAAAATGGGCGCGTAATTACCCCACCGGTGCATGACGACGATTAGCATCATGCACGCCTCGGTCTCGGTCTCCGGGTCAAGCCCCAGCTCTTGACACCGGGGTATGTACTCGTTCTCCAGGTCATCTTGCATCTGGCGATTCTGGATACGGTGGCCCTCATCCGAGTCGAGGGCTGAGGAGAGAGCGCTACGGTCAGCGCCTGAAAGGTACTGATATTTCCTGGAGGAAATCGTCCAGGAGTCCCTCCCCTCAGCCATCCACCCGTCTACAGTGGACCCGAAGGAAGTGCCCGCGGAGAATTTGGAGAGGAGATCATAGGCACGTCCCTGAGTCCACTGGCCAATACCAAGGGAGAGTGTGTCCGGCGCGCTGATGATGCCGTAGTCGTTGCTTGCCTCCACTGTCGCCAGTGTGGCGATAATGCATTTCTTGTGCTCATCATCAAAAGCCATGTCACCCTCCCTCGAAATCTAATAGTAATCAGTGAATAATCATGTTGGTAGCGCCGTAGTTCACCAGCACACTCTTATTCTTCGGCGTGCCAATGAGCAGTGCCACGACGTACCGACCTGCACCCTCGTTCGCCTGGAAGATACCGGAAATCTCGCTGTTCACCTTGGCACCGTCATAGTACCCGGCAATGCCGGACGTGCCGATCCAGTCCTTAGCGCCCGACGGCTTGGTGAAATAAAGGTAGAACTGTGCATTACCGGACACGGTGGTGTGATTGATGTGGCAGTTGACGTTGATGACGTCATTCGCGTTGAGGTCAACTGACTTTGACATCACCTCATAGGTGAAGCCCGGGTTGACGTCGGACGTCGACGTGAAGTTCTTGTCATCGGAGCCCGCCCGCTTATCAATAAAACGCGTACGCGTTGTGTTGGCGAGGTCGCCCGCAGTCTTGGCCTCCGCAATACCGGACGAAAGATTCGCGGTCGTCGTATTCGCTTGGGACGCCGCGGAAAGGGCCGCCTCAGAATTCTGCCTAGACTGGTTCGCCACAGACATCGCGTTATTCGCGTTGCTGAGCGCGGATGCCGCGGAGTTGCTCGCCGCGGTGGCCTGAGAAATAGCGGAGTCCGCCGTCGTCTTGGCCTCCGCCGACGCCTTCAAGGCCTTGTCGCTCTTACCTGACGCCGTGGCGACGACGGCGAGCGCGCTCTTGGCACTCTCCTTCGCCTCGGCCGTGTTGTCTGCGGCCTCATTGGAGGCGGTGAGCGCGCTCGTAGCATCCCTCGACGCTGCCTTTGACGTGACAATCGCTTCGCCGAGGCGCTCGTCAATGGCATTCATGGCGCCGTTCAGGTCGCCCACGATATTGAAATGATCAGAATTCAGGTAGATCGGCAGGTTGAAGTTCTTCGTGTGATTAGTTGCGGGCACTTTATTCTCCTTAAATTAGCCGCAGACACAGTTCTGAATGTCGGCGATAGAGGCGGACGAGATCTCATCCATGGACTTAGTCGTGAGAGACGCAGAGCCCTTGAAAGTGGACTCATAAACATCCATCACAACATTATTGACATGCTTCCGCTGGCCCGTGACCGGCGAGAACATCGTCTCCCGCGACCAGTAGTCCAGGAAGATCTTCCCCTGAGTCTGCATCTCCAGGATGTCCAACGGCAGGGAGTCAATATCCTCCACCGTCAGACCCGCCCGAGAGAAGTCGGCGGCAAGCAAGCCATTGACCAGGACGCGATTATCGAAATCGAAAAGCATGTCCGCCAGGGGCCTGCGGGTGCCGGTAAGCCAGTCGAAAACCTCGACATAATCATGCTGGAGATGCCGGTCGACATACTCTCGCATCGATTCCTTGAAAAGCGCGAGGTCGTCGTTGATGTCCGCAACGTACTTGCGGAACTGCTCGATCATCTGCTCTGGCAGGTCGCCATACTGGCCGACCTGGTCCCGCACATTCTCAAGCAACTTGGAAATGCGCTCGTTATAGTCGGCCGCGTACGACTCGAGCGATGAGTTCAGCGCATTTCTGAGCCCCTCGTTTACCCATTTCCGCAGTTCCTCGATGACCTGGAGGTACGTGAAACCGTCACGGTACGTGAAAGGGATCGTCGTGGTGAGCGCGTAGTCGTGCGGGACCAAAGAGTACTCGGGCGGATCGAATTTGTGGCGCTCAGTAAACTCGGGAATAGACGGAGTAGGCGTCGAAGGATTTCCGACCGGTGATGCTGTCATTACTGCTCCTAATCCCCATAAACATTTCCTGCAACTCGGCAATAACCATAAGATCAATATTCAAAAACGTCTGCCGCCACGCCGCGATAAGCGCCGCTGTATGGCCAGTATACCCCCAAGAATGCGATTCCTGCGACGAAGACGACTCATTCTTGGACGCGCTCCTCGACGTCGACGTCGAGTCCCCTGCCACGTCATTGACACCCTTCGACGTCGACGACACGTCGGTCGCAGCCGTGGCGTAGTCCTTGTTTCCGGCCAGCCTCACTTGGGGCATCTGGGACTGCACGGTGCGCGAGGAGCCGTCAGAGGTTGATTTCGTTGTACTTTTCTGTCCGGTTTTCTGATCACTGTCGCTGGTGCCGGATGACGCGGACTTCTGTCCCGTCTGGCTGTGGGTGTCCATGGTGGACAGGGGGTCGATCTCGACAAGCTCGCTGTTGTACAACTTGTTGTAGTACGGCATGATCTCATGCATCTTGGTGCTCATCTGCCGTATCCACATGTCGACCGATTCGAGTGCTATTTCATTGTAGAAATAGTGATCGATAATGCGTTCGTTGAGATACTGGCGGTACGCCTCGTCAAAAATCGGGTAGTCGTTCAGCCCGATTCCGGTCACCCCGTTTCGCGCAATAACCTCGCGGAGCTCCATCGTGAAGTCAGCCATTTTCAGCACCCCCGTTAGGGTTCATCTCAGTCATGTCCGTAGACCCCAGCGACTCGCCGAAAAGGGGTATGCCGGGGTCGGAGTCGTCGTCAAGATTCCACTCGACCGACACGTCGAGGTCGTACATCCGATTGATCTGCTCGGCGGCGGCACGCCGTGCGTTGAGGGAGACGGCGCGCATCGCCAGCACCTGACCGGATGAGCCGGACGCCTCCTCGACAACCATGCGTTCGCGCTTCTCGGAGTTAACATTCATAATGCCGAGCATTGTCATGCACTCATTCCACGTGCGAGTGAGCGCCTCAGAGACGTACCGCAGCGTCTCCGGGGAGATGCCGGTATTAAAGGCAGCAATTTTCTGGGCCAGGTTCTCGGTGCTCATTATCTCGGTACCGAAAACCGCGGGCTGCCCCTCGATAATCTGCTGAAACATATTGTTAAACGTTTTGTACTCGTTATTGTTCACGGCGAAGATAAACGGGTGCCGAGCGTGCAGCATATCGATCTCGAAAGTGCGCGCAATTGTTGTCAGGCGCTCCGCGTACACCTCAATCACGTCCTGGTCCGGAATGCGCATGTAATTCGACCAAATAGGCACGCAGTCATTTCCGGAAAGCCGTTTGGAGTACACGAGATTGCCGTACACGGTGAATTCGGTGGGATTGTTGTACATATTAAGTTCACCCATGCCGGTAGCGCGAAGCGCCATGTACCTGCTGAACTCCTGGTCGAAATAAAACACGCACAGCCCGTCGAGCAGGAGCGTCTGCTCAAGGTACCGCAGATCGATTGTGTCCGGCAGCCCCTGCCAGTTGAATCGGTTCATGCACATTTCGGAGATGACTCGACGGTACATCCGCCGGATCACCATCTCTCGGTCCTGTGCGGGATTCTTGAGGACGCGTCCGCCCTCCTGGAAGGGTCGGTAGATAAACTTCTCCACAGGATCATTCATGATGCATCATCCAAAATACTTGTCATAGATCGGCTCATTGTCAGCAAAATCGGTCTCACCAATATAGTACGGGTCGGCCCACACGGTCACACCCTTCTCAAAAATGCCGCGGATCGACTGACGGAAACCTTCCGGGCACGACGGACCGTAAATATACGTCTCCTTCATCTGCCAGTACGTGAACTTTTTCATCACCATAAGCGACTCCGGTGGCGTCATCGACACATTCATGGCATATCCGTACCGGAGCCAGAACTCGCCGATACGCATCATTGCACCCTGGTCGATCACCTTCTGGCGCGCCGCAATCTTCCACCCGTCAGCAACAAGATTAAAAACATCACCACCCATCTGACCGGACGTCGTCGGCTGCAGCATCTGAGCGTCCTGCGTCTTGGCATTAATCCCGGCGATCGCATTGGCGTAGTCCCCATTTGCCGCGAACTTGGCCATCTGCAAATTAGAATCAGCAAAATATGAGGCGTAGGAGTTGTTCATCGCGGTCATCGCAGAGCGGTTCTCATTCACCATGCGCTGGTTCTCCAGGGTGGAGCCGTACTGCATACCCATGTCGAATCCGCCCATGAGCGCACTCGCAGCGGCGCCGCCGAGATTGCCGGAGAGCGCCTGGCCCGCAGCGCCCGCAAACGTATGGACGCCGCCCGAAATGAGCGCGTTTTGCGCGTTGTAATTTGTTCGTTGATCCTCAAAACTATTTTGCATGTTGGTCGCGTCACTCGCCTGCTGGCGTGACGCCGCCGCCTGGGCGTAGGCCGTCGACGCACCGCGCAGCGCCTTCTGCTGCGACCACTCAGCACTTCGGTGCTGATACGCGATCGAGTTCTTGTTGGACGCCAGGTAATTCAGGTAGGAATTGTTCGTCAGGGCGAATGTCGGAAAATCCGTGAAACCCGTCATCATATCGAAATGCTCTGAGTACAGGTTCGACGTGCCGTCGCCTATACCGCCGTCATTATAGCTATTCACAGTGAACATGATCCGCGGCGACGGCGGCACGATATGCGTCCACTGCGTCACCTCAAGATCATCAGCATTCACGCTCTCAGGCCTGACGATCACAGGCGTCCCCGTGAATGTCGTCAACTCGAACATCATGTACGGATACGTGAAGAACTTCCGCAGCCTCCGGTACCGCTTCGGGATAATATCGCCGCGCCTGAAAGACTTGGCCAGCGTGATCTTGTGGTTATTATCAATGCCCTTCTCGCCGAATCCCTTGGTGATCGGGTAGATGCTCGCACCCACTCGGGTCACGCGGTGCCCCTTCTCTTTCGGGTCAGGGGACGACGTCTGAGCGGTAGTAATCGGACCACCCTCAAGCGCCTCAAAATTAATCGTGCCCTTAGGAACCGCGGTAATGCTGATAATGCCCTGAGACACCCACGGCACATACGCCAGGGATTTTGCGAGGATGTCGAAGTTGCCGGCGGTCATCGCGTAGATGGAGCAACCATTCGGCAGCCCTTCGGCGTGCGACCCGGACGCTGTGTGCATCTGCGGAGAGTCCTCCGTGCCGAAAGGGAGTTCCAGGTCGACGGTGGAGGCGATAATGACGTCGAAATTGGCAGCGTCAACGGTGCCCTCGTGCCACACGGACGCGATAACCTCCTGCGATATACTGCCAATAATGTACTCACCACCCATATCTAGGCCCTCAGGACACGTGAGATATTTCCGCCCGTAGTTCTCCCACGCCTCAGCGGCGGCAATCCCGACGTGTCCGCGCTCCACATAGCACCGCCCGAAAGCGACGTCATCACAGTAGGTCTGCCACACATCAAGTTGGACAGTAATCTCCGTGGTGTTCGGTGCAACGTAGTTAACCGAGGCGATGAAATAGTAGAAATAATGGTCGTCACCTGCCACGCCGCGCCTATTGTGGGCGTACAGATAATTGTACTGGTTGGCCTGAGAAAACGGCACATCAATACGAATCGGGGCACCCTGAGCGCAATATGTCAGACCCTCGACCGTAAAAGAGTGGCGCTTGCGCGTCAAATAATTCATGCGGTCGGCGTGACTCTTAAAAGCAACAATATCGCGGTACGTAGAGTCCCAGCGGACGCGCGTGAGCCCCACCTGCGTGCCCGGCGTCCACACTGCGTAGTCGAAATCAAGCCCGAAATCGCCCTGCCTGGCATCGCCCTCAATCCTCGGCATCTTCCTCTCCTCTCGCCGCCGTCGAGCCGGCCATCTCGTCAAGTGACGAGATGGCCGGCTCATCTCTCACGCACGCGGCCAGGTCACCGCAGCCTTGGTAGCGTCCACCGGCACGGTAGTGCTGACAGGGTTCTTGGACACGCGCTTGCCCGTCGCCGGGTCAACGTAGCCGAGCGTCACCGCCACCTGGATCGACGGTGCGGTCTCGTCCGCGCCAACAGTCAGCACGCCGGAGCTGTCGCACCTGGTGTGCTGGCTCTTTGCGTTCAGCACGTTGAAGAACAGACCGAACTCAATGTTGTCGATGTTCTTGCCCGTAATCTTTGTCTGGACAATGTACTTCCTGCCGGGCTGAGCCTTATTAGTGTCAGACACCGCCTTGGAGTCGGAAACAGTAACAACCTGTGGAACAGTGAGCGCGATCTCCGACGGCTTGATTGTCACAACATTGTCCGACTGACCCGTCCAGAAAAGCACCGCCGGAACGAACAGTGACGCTGAGATAATCTCCCAGTGGTGCAGGAAGTAATTCGTGTAAAGGCCTGCAGGGTTGATCTGAGACTGATTCTCAAGAAGATTGTCGCAAATGACAAAGAAATCCTTTGTCGTGAGGAGTGCCTGAGCGCCGTCAATACCGAAATTCTCCTTCGGAATCTCAACGAAACGCCCCTTCATCTGCGCGTACTCCACATTGAAGGCTGCCGCCCATGCCTCAACGCCAATATTCGCCTTCACCTCAGGCGTGGTGATAACAACCAGATTCTCAGGACGGGCAAAAGTCTCCATCCGAGCAGCGTTATACTGACGCGAAATAAACGTCATATTGCCGGAGTACGCTTGCACCATCTTAATGAGTGCCTTGGCGTCAGCCTCGGACGCGCTGAGCGACTGCAGGTCAGCACAGTGCTCGTGCCAGAACCCACCATTCGCCTGATACTCCGCGAAAAGAGAGCAGATGGTCAGAAACTCATCCCACTGGTCCGACGTCGTCGGCACTGCGAGAATCTGCGAGATATAGGTTTCAAGACCGTTCTCATCAAGAAACGCGCGACGCAGAGAATCCCTGTTAACCGTGATCTTATACATCTCCTGACGATTAACCGTGTGGAACTGAGAGGCAACATTCGGACGCTTCTGCGCGAAAAGCGCCTCCTCCATGTAGTCGCGGTCCGCGGAGTACTCGTAAGAGTTAATGAGGCCCGTCTGCACCTCCTCAATCGAGTCGCCGTTCGTCAGCATGCCCCGCTTAAAAGCAGCGAGCGGGTTCTTCCATGAGATATCGCGCGTGTAATAGGTGCCGATCCGGTTCACCAGCGCGTCCGTGAACTCGTTCCAGTGCTGCGGAAAACGCGTCAGCGCCTCAAGAGTCTGCGCGAGATTACCCTTGGTTGTGTCAGGAATACGGTTCTGATAGTCGAGAGATGCCTTGTTCTTAATGCGCGCAAGCATCTCGTAGTTATCGAAGTCGCGGATGGTGCCAAGATTCTTCTTAGGCATTTAACTTTACTCCTTCTCATCCTCGACGCGCTTATCGAAAAACGCGTCGATACTGCCGTCATCGCCGTCATCGGCGTCACTGTCGCCACTGTCGTCGCTGCCGTCATCACCCTCAGACTCAGCAGGCTTCCCCTGCACCTGAGTGAGCAGGTCGTAGTTCGCGGCCTTCATCTTGTTCAGCTGGTCCGAGAGGACGTTGTTCGACTCGGTAAGTTCATTAATCTTCGCCTGAGCCGAGGAAAAATTCTCGGAAAGACCGTTGTACTGCGATCGAATATCGTCATAGATGGTGGGTGGCACTACCGCGTCACCCGGGTCCTGCAAAAGCCCGACAAGGGCCTCAAAATCCATTTAACTGACCTCCCATAAAGCGGTAGGGTGGATATCGCTTAGCGATTCCACCCTACCATTTTTTCACCGGATTGTCCGCCGTGGTGACAGCCGCTGATCAGGCGATGAAATATACCTGCTCGGCATCACCCGTAATCGGTGCAGACATACTCTGTCACGCAGCGTCAGAGTCCGGAGCCTCGGGGGCTGTGTGCTCGACAAGCCACTGATCATAGCCGTGGGCCTCCGCCCACTCCTGCAGAACGCGGCGCATGAGACCAGCACGCGTATCCCTGAAATTCCACTTCACCTCATCCATGAAATCACTGAGTGACTTCGGGATGCGTGCAGTGATGTTTTCGAAACCGTCAGCCTTCTTGGCCATTTTTATTCTCCACTCTCTTGAAATTAAACGTTGTCTCTGTCAAGACGACCCCTCCCCGGACTCGCCTAGGGACCAGTTTACCGTGCCAAAGGTTATCGCGCAACAAGTCCTCCGGAAGAACCTTTGCAGCCACATCGCGCGGCAGGCCAGCGATATGCGTCACGGGGCAGCCATCGATCATCTCCGAGTACTGCTTCGCCCGCACAAAAACCGCCTCGCTGAAATCCGCCTCATGCTTCCAGGCGCCAAGTTTTGTGGGGTGCACCTCGACGTCAATAAGCGGCTCGCGGCCCAGCACGTGAAGCGAGTCGGTATCGGCGTAGAGGAATCTGCTGTAATTCTTTTGCGCCGTACGCACGGTGTAGTCACGTGCCCATGCTGTTACGAAAACACTCAGCGGTGTGTAGACGGGGTCGCATGACTCGTACTCATTCAGTACAAGATTCACGTGATTGTCCTCAAGTACGGGATGTTTTCCTGTCGCATTCGTGTTCTTAGCGAATTTGCCGTACAAAGAATTAAGAAATAATTTAGCAATTGTACGCCGACCTCCAACGGAAGTTGACTTCACCTCCATCCACTTATCAATGTAGTCGCTGATCATCCCCGTGCGCGAGTCATACCAAAACCCGCCCTGCCACTCAACGTCCGTAATATCGTAAAAATCATTCCACATAGTCCAGTCAACCGACGTCACAGTAGTTGTCACGGGCTCAACCACCTCTGTCAGGTACTCGGTACCGGAAAGAATAACGTTCTTCTTGATCTGCATGCACGGGATGTGATCCGGCCGCAATAATGCGCGAAACGTCACCACCCCCGTCCACAGAACACCCTCAGGCGGCGCCGCCGAAAACGCGTGCGGCTGACCGTAGGGGAGGGGTCGATCGTGCATGACGTACGGGTACAGCGAATTCACGTCATAAACACTGCCCTCGCCCACAAGACTGCCTGCGTGACGCTTGTCAGCATAAGTGAAACCGCCCTTATACGCCGCCCTGACCTCCTCATCCACATCAGGCGAGAGCAAGGGAAATGCTTTCCGAAAATACTTCTCACCGCCAACGAGCGACTTGTACTCCGCCAGCGAGTCCGACCCGACCGTCAGCCGAGTCATCCCCTCTGCCAGCGTCTCCCGAAGCGCCCTCGCCACGATCACCACATCGCGGCGCAGGTAGTCCCACTCCTCCGCCGTCGGCTCATACCCCGCTGGCCGATGCGCCTTATAGTCAATCTCCCCCTTGCACTCAGGCTGATGAAATGCCTCCGCCAGGTCCGCGACTCGCATGGGCAGTTTCTTGTACGAGTCACGAAACTCTGTGACAACCCCACCTAAATTGATTGTAATGGAGTAAACCTTCCCCCTTCTGTCAATGAGCGTCGTGAACTCGTCCTCCTGCGGATTCTTCTTCACCCACCTGATACCGTGCCGAAGCATGTAGTCCATAATGAACAGACCATCAAAACCAAGATTGTGAAAATAGGTTACCGATGCGCGCGTCCGGCAGTAGCCAATAAAGCCATCAACATCGGTGCCATGCACATAGTCGGACTCATTGCCCACATTCACGCTCGCCCACGCCCACACGCGACAGTCCTCAGGATCGGTCGTCGTCTCGAAGTCAGCGCTTCTTATTGCGCTGGTTCCGCGCCCGCGTCCGCATCCCCTTCCTGTACGCCCTCTGCCGCTTCTCCCGGCGCCGCTTCTCTGCGAGCTCCGGCGTTGGCTTGAATTCGGCATTTGCGGCTTCCTCATACATCTGCATTACGGTGTTGTAATGGTGATCCATTGAGTCGATGATGGCCTGATCGAATTGCGGGGAAGATGACTCGTACCCCGGCTCCTGCGCCTTCATCGCAAAATACATCTCACTCAGCGTGTCAGCGAATTTTGATGACGACGTCCATAAGAACCACAGCCTCTCGTCGTCGAGAGTCAGAATCTTCTTCATATCATCCATGCCGTCGACAACATCAATCATGTCAGAAATGTTGGACCGGGCCATGTCCACTAGTTTCTTCCTGCCAGCAGTCGAGTGATGCGAAAGCATCCTCTCTCCCGCTGCGATCGCGCCCTTATCGTCCTGATACCTGGTCGGCACCGGCAGTGCCTTTGGTGTGTACGTGGGCGCCGTGCCCGACGACAGATATGCTCTACGTGGCCTGAAATCATGGTCATAGTCCTGCACGGTAATGTCACCCATGCCCGGCACCGGGGTGCCACCGATCTCCTCGTGCTCACGGGCATTATTCTCATTGTGCTTCTTGTACCCGTAATAAGCGCGCGCCATTGCCTGCTTGCTAATAATGTCGCCCTTCCGGGCACCACGGTAATAACCCACGACGTTGCTGTTAAAATTCTCCAGGCGCTCAATATGCGCCTCAACCTGACGTGTCGTCATCCGGTCAATATTAGACTTACGCGGATCGTACTTCGTACCCGAGATATCAACGCCGTACTGACCATTATCCAAATCCCAGTCAGTACCGCGCGGATGATATGTGCCACTCTTAATCTGAGCGATCTTGCGATCCGCCCTTGCCTGTAGCACGTGCGCCCTCGCACGCAAATCTTGTAACGACATAATAAATCACCTCTCCTGCCCCTCCATCGGGGCAGGAGAGGCGATTTCCCCTTGTGCGCGAATCCCTTAGCGCGTCCCCAGCCTATCAGGCCAGGGACAGGGTCAGGTAGCGGTACATCGCATTCCGCCGCGTTGCCTTCTCCTCAACGACCACCTTGAGCGGGGCCTCCCACGTCGAGGGGTGGCCGAAGATGCCCAGAATGTTCTTCACGGCGCTGAAAATGCCGTTCGACGTCGCGCTGTACGCCGCCCCGTCCGAAGTGATCAGAGACGTCCTAGGCTGATCGACAACGTCGCCCTCGTCCGTCTCGACCTCCACGCGCTGCACGATGATGTCCTTGACGGACAGGGTCTCGCCGACGACGTCGCGCAGCGGCACAGCGTCGTTCAGGGCGTTGTACACGGCCGTCTTGCCCTCCATCGTCTTGGCGTCGACGGTGGAGAAGATGCCGGTCTCGGCGATCTGAGTGTTGACGTCAGTACGGGCAGTGATATCGGTAGACATTTTTCTTTCTCTTTCTTGTTGATATTGATATTGGTCAGAAAAGCGGGTCGGTAAAGGCGAGAGCCTCGACAACCGCATCCGGGACAACGTACGTGCCCGGAGTCTCATTGGTGACAGACATGACGAGAGCAATCATAGAAGTCACATTGCTCTGAGTGAATGCCATCGCATTTCGGGTGCACGTAGCGAAGATGGTAAATGCATCGATGTACTGAGCGATCATCGTGCCGTCAACCTCATACACCCTGATTATTGCGGAAGAGCCGTCGATAGTGCACTGTACCGTCTTCTGGTCATCCACGGTCGCGCGGATAGTCATGGACTCGCTGTTAGGGTCGCGCAGGACCGTGCTGAAGATATCGCCGGATTTCAGTTCCTTAGTCATACTCAAAACTCACCTCTCCGTAGTTAGCCATCTCGTAAGTCGTCTTAATGAGTGCCAGAACATGTTCCATTGGCAACTCCTCTGCGTAAGCAATGATCGTAGCGCTGTATGCACGCACACTCATGAAAAAGTATTCGACGTGCCAGTAATTGCCCTCCAACCAAATTGTAATCTCCTCATACCTGTCAAAAGTGACGGAGCAAGTGTTGTCGTCAAAAAATGTGAGTACACACTCCCTCTGCTCGCTATTAATCCATGGGTTGAGAATACGCTCACTCTTGATCGCCAAGACCTATCACCTCCAAACAGTGAACGAAAATATCCTTGAAAGTCTGAGACGAATGAGCGACTCCCTCCACACAAAGCTTGCCAAATGAGGCTCTAAAAGCGGTGCTCGAATAATGCTTCGCCCTGAAAACCAGTTGATAGTTACCAATATCGGCGGTGTAGTAGGCGAAATTCCCCGACGAGGAAATATTCAGGTCGTAGATGTAACCGCCGACCGTGACCTCCTGCTTCATCGCACGTCCTCCACACAAACTTCGAAATCAAACTCGATGAACTTGCCCGTCATAAAAAAGAATGCAGACTCAAGAATCGTAGCCACCTCGCTCACGGTCTCAGGACGCGGAGTCCTCACCGCCACACCATCGCGATAAGTCGGCACGTATGACATCGACACGCAGTGATCCGCATTGTACTGCCGCACGTCAAGAAACATCTTCCCGTGCTTGATCGAGGCATCGAACCCGTCATCACGAAAACTAGCAACAGCACATGCGCGATTCTTCGTGTCGATCAGTTTAATGTCACGCATCACTCATCCTCCTCAAGATATGCGTGCTCACCAGTAAGGAGCAGAATAACAGCCTCCAGCACGCTCGCAACCACGTCAACGTGAGTGGCCTTCGGATGCCGGGCAACAATCATCCTCCTGCTAGGGTTGTAGTGGATACTGTAGACATCGTCCTTTGAAATAGATGCGGTGAAATACATGTCGTCCGGAAGATGAATGCTGAAAATCATCTCATAAAGCGTCGCCTGACGGCCGGTGGCCGTAATGTGATTAACGTGATCGTAGAACTTCACTTCAACTCCTGAGCGAGATAGTTGTTCAAGGCTTCGAGATTTTCGAATGAAATACCCCTACCCTCTGTAAACACCTTAATGTTCTCCGGCGTAATCTCGATGAACTTGCCCGGGACATGAACTGAGATCGTGATCGACGACCTGAACCGACTGAGTAGGCACATCATGTACCTCATCTGCACCGTGAACCCGCTGAGCATTCGTAACCCCCATGTAAAGACCGATATTAAAAAGAACATACAGGACAACAATAACTGTCATGATAGACATGAAAATGAACATCAGAATGTCGCCAATCGACCACTTCATCAGAAACCAGCCTCCATCTGAACACGGTTCTCGAGTCGCACCATCTCAATGATCTGCCTATGAGTCACCGCATACTTCTTGTCGTCAATGACATAGAAGATGCCGTTGATCCTCCTGATCCACTTGTCCGTAGCGGGCAGATACCAACCGCCCGCCGTGCGGAAGCCCTCCAACTCCCTCAGCGCCATCTCCCTGTCCATAACTCTCCTCCCCGCGACCTCCCTGATCGCTTGATACAAGAGTACGCGAGTTTCACGTGAAACACAATGCACAAGAGTG